AAAGGGATCCACTCACACCAAGAAGAAACAGATCGAGCAACGTATCATGAACGGTATGGGTAAGGCTGAAGCCGAGAAATTCTATGCTGACTCCATCACAAACTCCAAAGAACGAATGAAGTCTGGTGGAGATGCTCACTACAAGAAGGTTGATCCAAACATGGAAGTGTTTAGAAAGGCTGGATTAGCTAAGAAGAATACTGATAAGGAAACGGCTCATAAGAAAGAGTTCCTCCAAGCTGCTAATGCTAAAATGATCAAAAATAAAGATACGAAGTAATAACAAGATTTCCTACACACACAAAGCTCTATAAACACCGTATGCCCTATAATCTGTCAGACAACACTCAACGCGGTTGTCTTTACCTCCTGAAGCACGATATTGAGTTCTTCTCTCAAGTCGTCGCCATCGTCAAGCCTGAATACTTTGAATCCACAGGTTACCAAAACATCTATATTGGGATAAGGGACTTCTACGATAAGTATCGCACCCTCCCTACCGACTCGGCCTTAGTAGACTTCATTAAAAACAACTCTACTGAGAAGGATGATTATGACTACGAGGATGAGATCCTTTTAATCAACAGTATTGATAAGTCTATCTTTGATACCCGAGAGTTTATCATGGATACTGTTGAGGACTTTGCAAAGAAGAGTGCTATCAAATCAGCAATTACTATCTCAGCCAACATGCTAAACAAAGGGGATCATGATTATGGACTGATTGAATCTCTTATTAAAGATGCACTTCTAGTAAACCGTAATGTTGATGTTGGGCAGGATTACTTCTCAGATGTAAACAATCGTCTGAAGAGAATGTATGAGGATAAGGATAGGGATCGGTTCAAGACGATTCTTCCAACTCATAACAGAAACCTGGAAGGTGGGCTCTGCCGTAAGGAACTTGCTATTGTTGTAGCTCCTCCTGGTGTTGGAAAGTCTCTGTATCTGGTTAACCAAGGTGCCAAGGCTGTAATTGAGGGTAGAAATGTTCTCTACGTTTCCCTGGAAATGAGTGAGGATAAGATTGGCAACAGATTCGACTCTGTGATGACCAAGCTTAAGAACTCAAAGCTGAAGGAGCCTGTGGTTCAACTACAGCTTCATTCTCGCCTTGAGTATGTCCAGAAAGAATGCTCAGGGCGTCTAATCATTAAGGAGTTCCCAACGGGTGGGTCTAATGTTAATCAGCTTAGGGCTCTTCTGGTGCAGTTGAGGCTACACTCAGATTTCATCCCCGATCTGATTATTGTTGACTACTTGGAACTTCTCCGTCCTAACCGTATCATTGATTCGGAATACATGGCTCAACAGCGGATTGCAGAAGAGTTGAGAGGTTTGGCAGTAGAGCAGAATGTTCTCCTTTGGACTGCATCCCAGACTAATAGAGAGGCTCGTAAGGTTGATATTATTACGGATGCTCACCTGGGTGATTCCTACGGAAAGATTCGTCCTGCTGACTGGGTTATCTCCTTGAACCAAAAACAGGAAGAGTATGATAAGGGCCAGATGAGAATCTATGTATTAAAGGCTAGAGACTCCAAGCAGCACTATCTAACTCCAGTGATTGTTGATTACTCAACATTACGGATCGAGGAACCTGAGCATGAAGAAGAGCAACCCGTCGAATGATAACTTCCCTTTTATAAAAGATAAGAAACACATCTACAATTTACTGGATGAACAAGGATTTCAGACAGTAGATATTGGATGGTCAGTTCTTACTTTTGAACTTCTACCTGAGATTAGATCAGAAGGTGACGACTGTGATGGGCTCACAGATTTCTCTGGAAAATCGATAAAATTGAGCATGAATCTAGACGATCTGGAGGCCCGAGAGACTATCATACACGAGCTAATGCACTGTATGCTAGAGACCCTAGGTATGCACGAGAGTCATTTTAATTCTGACCTCCTTAGGACAACTAATGAGGTTTTAGCCTTAACCTTATCAAAGCAACAAATTGTATTTGATAGGTTAAACCCTGGTTTATACACATTACTTAATGATCTTCCAACCAAAAATAAAAGTAAGCGATCTTGATAACCTGACACAGGTTTTATACCAAGAGGCTAGCGATGAAATTTCAATAATTGTTGATAATTGCATTGAGCCTGAGATGGGTAAACTGCCTGCATACTTCTACTACTATTACGGGCTTATGGTCACTTCAAAGTATAGGTTTCAGAGAGCACAAACTGAATACGAAGAAGCCAAATCTGAGTTCCTAAACTCAAAACGAGCAGGTAGTGTGAAGCTATCTGTTGCTGCTGGAGATGATTTAGCTAACGCACAATCCTCCCTGCAAGAGCTACATAAGCTAGCAACAAATCGTGAACTAATTTACGCTTTTATGAAGGGTATTTGTAACACGCTTGAGCACAAAAAAGATATGCTTGTCCAACTCTCGGCTAACAAGAGACAGGAAATCAAGATTAACCAGTAAACCGTTAGAAACACTCAAACACAATAGCAAAATAGGAAATTAATATGACCTCACTAGCAGAACTCAGAGAACGTCACAAGAAAATGGTCGATGACCAGGAGAATAAAGGTGGAGCAAAGGGACCAAGCGATTACGCATCCTTTGCAAAGGGAAGCAATATGGTTCGCTTCCTGCCTGGAGTAGAAAACCCGCTGGAATTCTACAAGGAAGCCCACCTCCATAAGTATAAGGATTCCGAAGGGAATTGGAAGAGCTACCGTTGCCGTAAGGCTTCAGGTGAAGAATGCCCAGTATGTGAAGTCTACTGGGATCTTTGGAAGCGTCACAAGGCACTTGATCTTGGAAAGGATGCACAAGGCAGAAACAATAAGTCAAAGTATGGAAACATGGCAACGCTCATTAAGGGCAAGCCACGTTACTTCGCTCTGGCAGTCGTTCGTGGCCTACAAGAAGCTGGGGAAGATCCAGTTAAGTATGTTGCAATGAGCCAGCAACTCTTTGACAGAGTTATGGGAACCATTGTGGATGAGGATTATCAGTTGGAAAAGGATCCTGATAACACGACGATCCTTTCGATTGAGGATGGAAACGACTTTGATGTCAAGCTGACAGATCAAGGTGAGTTTGTTTCCTTCTCGGAATCGAAGGCTAAGGTTAAGAAGACCCGTGCAGGAACTCCTGCCGAAGTGGCAGAATGGATGGAGACCAAGCTTAATCTCGCAACTCTTACTACCCCTGGAACCTATGAGGAAGGAAGAGAAATTGTGCAAATGCTTGAAGCATCACTAAATACAGTAGTAACCGATGCGGAGTCCGAGGCTAAGAAGCCCGTTTCCGCCGAAGTAGATGATGCTACTTTCGAAAAAGGACTTAAAACATAATGAACAAATGGAATAAGCTTTTACTAGGACTTATGGTCGCTATGGTAATGATCTTGCCATCTTGCGAAGTTTGGAGAAGTATGACGGAAGATCGTGTTTTAACCACGTATTCCAATGTCAAAGAAGAATTCAAGGAAACGGCTGTTCCATTTGACCTTAATCTTTTAAAGAATATCCTACCAAAGGATGTTGCTGAAAGATTTAAGGACGCTGGTAACGAACTAGTTTTTGTGGATAAGGATTCTGTAAAGGAATCCGATCCTGAAAAGGTGATTGATGTTTCAGACCCTGAAAGCTCTATTGAGGGCATTATAGGTGTGGGACTTTCTCTCGCAAAGACTGCATGGCCCGGAGTTGCTGCATTAGAAGTTATATGGCTACTATTCTCAACTCGTAAGAGAAAGCACTACACAGATGCTATTAAGAAAGCTGCACCATTCAATGGCAAAGTCGAGCTACTAGACGCTGTTATGTCCCTTGGTCGTGGGTTAGGTCTAGCCCATAGTTCTAAAGATTCGAAAGCCGCATTCGAGGAAGGTGATCTAAAAAATGCTAAGTCGGCCTAGAACTGAGTAATCTATAAAATCTGCCTCCTGTGGTTTAATGCCATGGGAGGCAGATTTTTTCATTTCGCATGGACTATAATCATAGCCTATGCGTAAACTTAGAATCCTTGTAGTATTTGCTAATCACGGGGGATGTAGTTACTATCGTCAGCTATCTCCTATGAAGATGATGTCTGAGGAACTTCCTGATAAAGTTGAGGTTCGCTACACTGACAATCCTTTGATGCTGGACCCAAAGACTGGGAAGACGGCACCTACTGAAACCTTAGTAGATATGAATTGGGCAGACGTAGTGTTCGTAGCCAACATGCTAAAGTATGGTGGGCCTTACACTGCTAGAGTTGGTGGTATAGCGAAGCAGCTTGGTAAGTTCTTCCACTTTGACACTGATGATCTTCTAACAGATTTATATGAGGAACACCACTTGTTTGATGTCTATAAGGATAACAAGCTTGGGGATGTTACGAAATACCTTTACAGCATCTCCGATCTGACCACTGTTACCCAGCCTAAGTTCGCTCAGAGAATTAGACCATTTTGTGGTAAGGTATTGGCGGTTGTCCGAAACACCCTCGACTACACGCTTCCAGCCTGGAATCACCCAAAGAAGAAGACCAAGTTTGCCAAGGTAGGGTATGCAGCAGGCATCCATCACAGAGGCGATGTT